AATTTACCTCCATATTTTGATACATGGGCATGAGCATTGCCGCATAAAGTAAAACGATAATCAGTGCCACAAAGATAAAGACCAGTGGCTGCACCAGATTCATGGTGCGGTTAACTCGAGTAAAAAAGGCTTCCCAAGTTTTTTCAGCATAGATTTCCAACTCACTACCCAGCTTGGACTTAACTTCCCCATACTCGATAATAAGACTCAACTCCTTCTTAAAGAAAGGATAGATTCCTATCGTCTGAGAAAATTCTCGCCCATTTTGCAGGGCTTGAGCCAGGTCTTGACCGATTTCTTTAAAGAGCTGGGAACCTTGCTCCTGCATCATTTGAAAAATCTGCGTCAGCTCCATCCCCTGCGAAATCATATTCCCCCACTCACGCGCATAATAGGCTGTCAAATAGGTCTGCACAAAGATTCCAAGAAAAGGAATGCGTGCTAGGATAGAAAAGATACGCATCTTAGAACTTCTTTTATAAAAAGTCAGTGCTAAAAGGGCAAGTATGGAAACAAACCCTACCATTCCTAGAAAGATTTGTGGCAGATTGCCAATAATTTGGGTGGCAATATTACTACCATCCAGTTGTGGTAGTAGGTAGTTACGTAGCCCCAGCATGATTAAGAGAAGAAATCCCAGCAAAATCAAGGGATAGGTCGCTACTTCAATTAGTTTTTTCTTTACCTTTGCCAGATTGTCTAAATATTCTTCTATCTTTCCCAAACTTAGGTGAAGATTCCCATGAACTTCAGCTAGGGATAACTGAGTGACAATGGCACTTGAAAAGCCCAAACTTTCCATCATTTCTGAGAATGATTTCCCCTGAGACAAACCTGTACGCATCTGGGTCACACACTGCTTGTCCAACAAGGCACTCCTATCTAAAAAGGAGATGGTCTCCACCAGATGAAAACCGCTGGAAAAGAGATTGTTAAACAAGGTGATGATATTTTTTTGCTTAGCTGTAGCTAATTTTTTCCGCTTCAGCCTGAAGACTTGTGATATGTCCATCTTTAAGAAGCTGGTCAATCTGTTCATTCCAGCTAGTTGGCTGGTGTTCTTGATAGTCTTTGTTTGCAAAGTCAACGATTCCTCCTCCCC